ATCCCTCAGCTTGGCTAATTGGAACTTGGTGATGCCAAGCTCCGTACACAGGTCATTGAATGCGATCATCAGTAGGCCCTTCCAGTCGGTTTAATGGTTCGAAGTGAGTTGGGGTCGATAAAGCGTATCCCGGCCACCGCCGCATAGCGAATGCAGTCGATGGGGTCTTTCCACGCCTCGTCCTGCCCACCATCCGCCGTGTACTCCTGAAAGGCTTGGATGATGTTCTCGCAGCGGTCCGAGATGTAGAGGTGAGGCCGATTAAGGGAATCAACCGGAGCCTTCTTGTTGTACGAAAGCTTGGTCTGGATGGCCTGCAATCCATCCTCGATGTCCAAGCCGGGGGCAGGGAGGAAGACTAGCCCCGCATCCTCAAGGTCCGCCATAACGGACGATACGCCGGTTTGCGTCTGATATTTGGCTGCACCTAGCCGAGGGTCGATGAGTCGTTCAAAGATTGAGTCGTTCGTATCCGACTCCATCCCCGTAATCAGATCGACGTAATCGCGGATGCCATAACCCAGACCCTTAGACCCCTCTCCCCCAATCCACTTACCCCCGTGCCATCTCGCCCACTCCCCGACATTCACATCCGGCCATTCCCGATAAATCCACCACGTATCCGACTGGTCCACGGCAATCCACGCCATAAACCAGTTCTTCCGCCCAGCAGGGTCGAGGATGAGATACTTCGTCGTTCCCTTTAGGTTGATCGAGTCGTGGGCTACGACGTTCAGGTCTCGGCTGAAGTTCGGGAACTTCGTACTGACTGACTTCGTAGCAATGCCATACGCACGGGTCAGAATCTCCGCTTCTGGCCTATTGGCTAGGTCTTTGGCGATACGGTCGTAACCACCGAAGGGGTTGTCTCTACTGTGGAAGTAGATGATCCCGGCATCCCGGTTCCTTGAACGCTGTAGGTATGGGACGTTCCGGCCACCCAGAAGCTCGGCGGGCTTAGATCGGATGGTCTCCGCTCCCTGCACGTAGTCTCGGACAACTTCGGTGTAGCCGTCGATAGGTGTAAAAGTAACGACCAGCTTGCTGTTGCGAGTAGCGAGGCGGAAACGAAGAGTGCTAAGGAGTTCCGGTCCGACCAGATATTCATCACACCAAGCGCCAATGTTGATCCAGCTAGGATTGCGGCACCCCAACTCAGCACCCTCAAGGATTGTGTCGTTGTTAAGGAATTGGGCATAGGTTTTGAAGATGATCGAGCTCTTGCTGACTGGAAGAATGAGGCTGGACTTGGAGAACCCGTTCTTCCGGGTGTAGGACACGTTCTCCTCCGTACCTAAGACCTTCACCTTAAACTCTTCCGGCAGAGCGTCATACACCGCAGACTGCTGCTGACGGATGGACACATCCGCATTCTGGGCAAAGCACATAATGACGGAGCCGGGGTTCTCGACTGCCGCCTTCACAATGGCGTGCGCGGCAAAGGAGGTTTTGCCCGACCTGTTCCCGCCGCTAACCAGCAGCTCACTATGCACTTCCAATAGTTCCTCGGCATCCCGCCAATGAGGTAGCTTCCACCCGTACCGATAGGGGTCACGCCTGCTATTGGAGATAGCCGAGTGGTAAAGCTCGTGGAGCTTCAGGACATCCTGCGGCTCCATCGCCGCCAACTCCTCGTCAGTCGGCGGCTTTAGAACTTCGTGCGGTTCCCAGACTAGGGCCATTATTAAAGGGAAGCCTAGTTTTCTTTAATGCCGGGAATCGCCATTAAAGGAAAGCCTAGTTTCCATTTTCTGGATGTTGAAAAAACCCCCTAGTATTTTCAACACGCCTCCACGGGCTTAGCCACCACTTCGACGCTACTGGCCTTCAGCTTGGCCCTAGCTTCCTCAATAGCCTTCATCGCATCCTCCAAGCTAGGCGCGGCACCCTTATGCTCCACCACCACCTTGTTCTCCCCCATTACGGCCAAGTACTTGTCTATGCTGATGCCCCAAGGGATCGCCAAGTCTCGGATGTTGGTCCGCGCCAACTGCTCAGGGTCCTCCGCCAGCATCCTCATCTTTTCCTTCTGAAGTAGCCTCAAACCCTCTGCGACTTCAAGGGCATCCTGTGCTAACACCTGCCTCCGCTCCTCCAACACCATCTGATGCCTAGCCTTTAGCCGACTAATGGTCTCCCACTTCATCCCCAGCTCCTCCCTAATCTTCCCAAAGGAGCACCCCTCCGCCAACATCTCTAAAGCCTTCACGGCCTTAGCCGGGTCCCGCCTTTCCAGATAGTTCCCCTCAGCCTCCCCGAACTTAGCTATCTCCACCGCCATCTCACTAACAGGCTTTCTAGCCCGTTTAGCGCGTTCTTTAGACATAGGGCTATGCTGGTATGCCCCAAGGGCTCAAATCAAGCCTAATCGCATAGGGCGGCTTTTAGGGACATATTGGGAATTTTTTAAAAGGGCTTAGTGGAGCAATCCCAATTTACCCACCCCCCCCACCCCACCGACCCCCTCCCCCCCCAATTGGGAAGAGGTGACCACCCTAGGGGTAGAACTAAGGGGAATACCCTAAGCACAAGTGTGAGTAGCAACACCTGCGCGGGCGGGGCGTGGCTTTAAGGGAGGAAAGGGTTGCACACGCCGCTCTTCGCCGAGCCGCTCCCTGTCTCGCCTGTCTCTCCCTGTCTCCCTGTCTCACTCTGTCCTCCACTCTGGCCGCCACTCTGGCCGCCACTCTGGCCTCTCTCTTACGGTCCTCTCTGCCTCTCCTTTGCTTTTGAAGGGAATGTTTCCTTTGCCTAGGGGTGCCGGGATTCAATTGCGTAAAACTACGTATTGAAGCGCAAGGGGTGCCTATGGTATTGTTTGCCGCGCTCGAGACACTCGAGCCAAACACAAACAAACAAAAATGACCACCAACACACAGCGTCAGCCAAGCCCGGCAGCGGTTGAAAAAATGCAAAGGATTTACGAATCCAAGGGCGCACGCCCGGCAGCGTTTTCCGTATTGCGCGGAGCCTGTACCCTCGCGACCGGAGGCTTGCTTAGTCTTTCGGATTTGCCGGATTTGCCGTGCGTAATGAATGCGGCGGATGAAATTGAAGACATCTTCTCCGCGGGCGTCACCGCGGCCACGCTGGCCGAAGCTCGCGAGCAAGCCGATGAGGCGATCGCCGAGTTGCTCGCCGAGGAAGGCATTGAAATGGAGGGCGAAGAATGAATCGCGCCGTTCTCTCTAAGGTCTTGCCCGCTACCGATACAAAGGGCCCGCGTATTGCGTGCTCTTTCACCTCGGCTGGCGAAACGGTGCCGCGCAAGGAGTTCGCGTGGAATTACGCATATGCAGCGGCGGAAAACCATGCCCTCGCGGTCCGGCTTTTCCTCAACCTTCAGGCAAATGTTTTCGGGCTTTCGGATTCGGCACACTTGGGGCCGGGCCGGTGGGTGCATATCGTGCGCGAGGTCAAAGGGGGTGCGGCATGAGCACGTGGGCACACTTGACGCTGAAAAGCGCCAACGCTAAAACGGGCCCCATTCCGGTCTCGACTACGGAACCGGATTCCTGCCCGCCTTCCTGCCCCTTTCGGGGGGCGGGCTGTTACGCTAAATCGGGCCCCATTGCCTTGCATTGGCGTAAGCTAGCAGAACGCGAACGCGGAATGCCGTGGGGCGAATTCTGCATTGCCATTGCCAGCTTGCCAGCCGGGCAGCTCTGGAGATTAAACCAAGCCGGAGACCTACCCGGAAGGGGCGAAGAGGTTAACCTTTCAGAACTTCGGCAGCTACTCCGGGCAAACAAAGGGAAACGGGGGTTTTCCTATTCTCACAAGCGGAGCCCGGAGGCCCTTGCTGCGATTCGCGAAGCAAACGCGGAGGGTTTGACCGTTAACCTCTCCGGAAATTCCCTCGCCGACGCTGACGCCCTCGCGGAGACCGGAGCCGGGCCCGTGGTTTGCGTGCTGCCCGCGAACCAAACCGCGAACACCCGGACGCCCGCAGGACGAAAAGTTGTCATTTGCCCGGCTACGCAACGCGAAGGGGTTTCCTGCGCCACTTGCCAGCTATGCGCGAGGGGTGCCCGTTCCGTTATCGTCGGTTTTCCCGCGCACGGCACCGGAGCGAAGCGCGCAAGCGCCATTGCGGGGGCTGCGTCGTGAAAAAGGGCGATTTCATCGTGACCGCCGTTTGGTTGATCGTTTGCGCGGGCTTCCTGCTGTACGGGCTCGGGCTGGCCCTGCTGGGCTGACCCAGCCGACGCCACCACCAACCGCCCTTTGACCGGGGCGGCTTTTTCGTGCCAGTGTGCGGCGATCTGGCCGCCGACCGAGCCCCACCAGTTCGCTTTTGACGGGTGCGCGGCCTGCGGGGAGTGTCAAGGTAGCCGCAGCGCATCAAAGTGGCTAAAAACGCAAGCAAACGCCCTTTCTGGCGATTTCCGAAACTGGGCAACATTCCCCGGTGCACGCCTAGGGTCTTTCCCCTACGTAGTCCTACGTAGTGCCCTGTACGTACCCGTGCACGGGGAAGAGGCTTGCCGGGCGCGGGCATTAGGTGGAAAAGCTCCTTAAAGGGCGAATCCCCTTAAAGCGCAAATCCGCCTTAAAGGGTGAATCCGGCCTTAAGGGGTAAATCCCCCTTAAAGGGTGAATCCCCCGAATTTATGCCCGAAGCCCAACTTCTCATCCTATTCCTCGCTATCGTCCAGATGGAATCCAGCGGCGACCTGAACGCCCGCAACGGCTCCGCCATAGGCCCGGCCCAAATCCAGCCTGCCGTAGTTAAGGACATTCAAAACTGGGGCCACCAAGCCTCCTTAAAGGACCGATCCTCGCTCGACGGGTCTTTCCGTTTGTTTCAGCTCTACACGGACAGGTGGGTGGCGCGGCACCGGCTGCCCGACACGCCGCAAACCCGGGCCAACATCTGGAGACACGGCCCTAACAGCCGTTATGCCTTAAAGGGCATATCCACGAAATATGCCTTAAAGGTTGAATCAATGGTGAATGATCCAAGTCTCGGTTGGGCTCACCCTAACAGCCGTAAATGGCTGGCTGACCGAGGGAAGCGTGACCTGAGACGCTAGGTTTATGACGGGTTTTTTAGCTGTTATTACCGTTAAAACCTTCACCCTCTTAGAACTTTCTTCAAACATATCTAACTGGTCTTCAGAGGTTTGCACGCTTAAACGCAAAATCACGCATCTAAAGCTTGATGTCAACCGTCTAACCTGCACAGTCAGCGATGTCAGCAGCGGTCCGCTAGCCGCGTCCAAGTTTCCCTGTTAGTTAAGGAGAGGCCCGGGCGTTTCTAGCGGAACGCACCGGGCCTTTCCCATTTAAGGCCCCGTAGGGTTCCGGCCACGTATCAGCTACAAAGCACCGGACGCCTCAAGCGGCGACACACTTAGCTTGGCTAGGTTAGTTGGGCAAAAGTCCATCCCGAAACTTTGAGACTTCGATAGGGGTGGCGTGGGGGCTCTAAAGCACTCAGGCTCAGGTCAGACCCGCCCAACCCGAAACTCTGAGCTTGCCTTGGAGGAATAAGCCAACGGGAACAGCAGACCATAGGAACCCCTATGGAAGTCTCTTGCATCTCGGCTAGGTCAGTAGACAAAGATGTTCTTTAGATGTTACTGCCGGGACTCAGCTACGCTTCGCCCTATAGCGGATCGGAAAAAACATACATTCAAATCCTTAACCTAAACCCAACAAAACAAATGATGACACTAATATGCACCGGACTCGGATTCCTTATCGGAATCGTCGTAGGAGTTGTGATTCAGTCGGAGAATGGCCCTAACCACGACGACTTCGAATGAATCACGCAGAAGAAGCTATCAGGCTGATCACGGGGGACCGGAACGAGTCATATGGCACACCAGATCAAGATTTCAGCGGCATCGCGGCGATGTGGACGGGACTCCTCAACACCCGGCTCACCAGCCCCATCACGGCAGAGGACGTTCCGCTGATGATGACGGCCTTAAAACTTAGGCGTCAGGCACATAAGCCGAAGGACGACAATTTGATTGACGCGCACGGGTATCTCCTGTGCCTTCAATGGATGCAGACGGGCAAACGCCCCGTCTCAGGAAACCAAAACCAAACAGAGAAAGCAGCACACAATGAAGATTAAAAGACCAGCCTTATATAGCCCGGCGGCGATGGCCGCCTATTTCATCGGACGGGCCGAAACGCATCGGCTGAACTCCCGATACGAAACTCGGGACCAATTCCGGCAGGGAGCCCGGGCGATGATGCGAGACAACGCCCTCCGAGCCGTTCATTACATCAAGCAGATTGGAGGTGCGTCTTGATTAACGAGCACGGCGATATGATCGCCATCTCAGCCTACTACAAGGTGCAGGCTCAGGTGGACGACCTCCAACGGCAATTGGACAACGCCCGCACGGGCTGGCTGTGTGAAACCTGTGATGGGCGGGCTTGTGAGGGCCAGCGGCAGAGCGAGTTGATGTTCGCGGAAAACGAGTCCCTGCGTGAAAAAATAGCGGACTGGGAGAATGCGGTAGCGCACGCCCTAGAGCATCGACCCGAGGAGCAGCATTGCACTTGTGTTGCTCCGTTAGTCGGAAAGGTGAAACAACTGGAGCGCGAAAAGGCGCTTCAGGGGCTGCATCTTGCCACTATGGCAGACGTAGTACTCGGAGAGAATGCCGAGGATCGCAGCGACGAGACGTTGGTGCGGGAGGTGTGCAAGATGGCGCGGCAGAATCGCAACTTGGTCAATGTGCTAGAGGCTTTGGCTAAGGGGAAAGACGTTCCCGGCGTCACCGTAGCCGAGATTGCTGAATACGCCCAGAGTGCCGTAAACGCCGTCCGAAAGGAGAAGCCGTGCCAATCGTAAACGTCACCGACATCAGCAAGGATCACGTTGCTGAGGCCATTGCGCGAATGGAGATGGACATACAGACCGTCGCCAGATCGCACAGAGGACTTAGCAGCGGCTATATGAAGTTGCTGCGAGAAATCCAGTCTCTAGAAAAAGAGGCTGATACTCTGCGGGAATTGATCATTAAGGAGGGCTACATCATCACCAACTTCAATGGTGAGATGGCGCTTTGCCGTGACCCGTGGCACCAACCGAAGGAGGAGCAGCCGTGAGCTACCCAATGCATCCTAAAGCTCAGGAGATAGAGCGCCGCCTGATGCAAATGCAGATGGTCAAGGAGATCATCGCAGACCTCCATTGCGGATGGCGTGCGATCAAACGTCAGAGACGACGCATCGGACTAAAGCTGATCTGGGCAACTGAGGCCGAGCGAATCGCCATTGCTGATAAGCGGGGCGTGGATAGGAGGTTAGTTACGTGACTCCACTAACCGACAAAGCACAGCTTGACATCCTGCAATGCGGCAGACCTGCCAAGGTCAAAGCCGAGTTCGCCGCCAATCTAGAAACACAAATATATGCCCTCACAGCCTTCATCAGAGACCCAGAAGTCTTCCAACACCTCAGCGTGGCACAGATCGCCAAACTCGACGCTATCTTTACGGATTCGGTTTGAGAACGCTGTTCGCGCTGGAATGACCCTCAAGGAATTGAGGGATAAGTTCCGCGAGATCGATCCCAAGAATGTATCCCATCGAATCACCACGATGGGCTACCAAAAACACTACCTGACCAACGAAGAACATAAACACATCTTAGCTCGGAGAAAGATACAAAATGCAACTCCCGCACAATGACCAAGCAGAGAGGGTTGTCCTCTCCTGCATAATGAACGAGGGCGCATCCGCCCTCCTGAAGGCCCTCGACTATCGAGTGTCTGACGGCTGGTTCTACAGCCAGCCTGCCAAAGTCATCTGGAAGCAAATCAACGAATGCCACATCAAAGGCATCGGGGTGGAGACGCACATCGTCTGCGCGGAGTTGAAGAAGACGGACCCTGAGCTTCGGAAGTGCGGCGGGATACAGAACTTCGCGGACATCTCAGGAGCCTCGCCTACACCCCTAGCGTTCGTTTACAGCCTAGATGCGCTCCGCGATGCGTATCAGGCGCGGGAGCTGGCTGTAGTGGCCTCAGAGACCACGCAAATGGCCCTAGCTGGCAAGCCACAGGTCGATGAGTTTGTGGCTAAGATCAGCAAAGTCTTAGCCATCCGAAATCAAACCGCTACGCAGGTAAGCCTCAAGGACGCCGCGAGTCAGGTGATGGCAGACCTCGCCAAGCTCTTGTCCGGTGAGGCTGAACAAACCGGGATGACTTGGCCTTGGCCTGATATGACCCGCGAGCTAGGTGCCGCGACTGGCGGGGAACTGATCGTCATCGCCGCTCGTCCCGGTGTGGGCAAATCGTCGATGGCCCGCGACATCTGCCGCCACTTCGCCACCAAGTACGGCGACACCCTGTTGTTCAGCCGCGAGATGCCGGTGAAGAAGGTCTGCAAAGGACTCGCTGGGATGATGTCGGGCGTCTCCGTCCGTGCCATTGAATCCCGGCAAGCCTCCCAGCACCAGATCAAGGCGTTTGAGAACGCCCTGAAGGACATTGAGACGAACTTATCGAAGCGTCTGCACATCTTCGACTCGGATCGGAACCCGTCCCAGATCGCCGCCCGCATTGAAGCGTGCAAAGCGTTTATGCAGGTGAAGGCTGTGGTCATCGACTACCTCCAGCTTTACGTGCCGCCGCACGGCAAAGGCGAGACTCGGGACATCGCGATTGGGCAAACGACGTTGGCGTTCAAAGACCTCGCCGTGTCGATGGGCATCCCAGTCATCCTGCTGGCTCAGGTGAGCCGGGAGGTGGAACGTGAGAACCGCGTGCCACGCCTCTCAGACCTCCGAGAGTCCGGCAACATCGAGCAGGACGCTGACCGGGTGATTTTCATTCACTTGCCCACGGAGAACTCCGCGGGCGGGACGCAAACCCTCAATGACCAGACCGTCCAGAACCTAGAGGTGGAGATTGTCCAAGCCAAGGGCCGGGACAACGGCTGCGCCTCGATCCGAATGGTCTTCAACCGTCCAACCACCAAGTTCCAACAGATCGCACGATGAACGGCAAAGGAGATTCGCCAAGGAATAATCACTCGGAAGCCTTTCGTAGTGGCTGGGATATGGTTTTCGGAAAAGAAAAGGCTTCCCTTTCTGGGAACAATCCACCACAAGAGAAGCGAGATAAAGATGATAAAAATGAAACTCACACGAAACGACTACGAGACGCAGCTCGCTAAGGCTGCGCTAGTCATCAGCGGTTTTCTTAACCGCTTTGAAGAACCGACCTGCCAAGAGCAGGCTGAGGTTGTTGAGATGGCACTACTTTGGATGCAGGAAACCAACGAAATGATGGAGGATAGAAATGAAAACATCGGACAAAATTGACCTGATCTCTGCGGCCCTTCTGGTCGCTCAACGCGAAGTGGCTAATGCGTCTAAGGACGCCAAGAACCCGCACTTCAAGAACTCTTACGCTTCCCTCGGGAGCGTGATCGAGGCCACTAAGGCTCCGCTCAACAAAGCGGGGATTGTGGTCCTCCAAACTCTCGGAGACGGCGGGGATCGGGTGCATCTGACCACCCGCCTGCTGCACACCTCCGGGCAATGGATCGAGGACACGGCTTCTTCCCCGCTTCCCAAGGCCGATCCGCAGGGGGTGGGCTCTGCGACGACCTATCTCCGCCGCTACGCCCTCGCCGCATTCCTCTGCATCACGCAGGAAGACGACGATGGTGAGGCCGCTCGGCCCGCTAATCCCGTCATTAAGACCTACGTTCCCAAGCAGGTGAACAAGGACGACCCGTTCTGATCCGTAACCCAAACCAAAACCAAACAATGAAACCCGAATACGACAACACCAACAAGGGCGCTCTCTTCCGTGATGCTAACAAGCCGGAAGGTTCTAAGAAGCCGGACTACACCGGAAAGCTGAACGTCAACGGCAAGGAGTATCGCCTTGCTGGATGGATTCGTGAGGGCCAGAGGGTGGGCAAGTTCCTGTCCCTAGACATCAGCGAGCCCCGGGCGACGGGCTCTGGAGACGAACTCTGATGCATTGGTACACCACGGAAGGCGCGGCTGCACATACGCAGCCAACCAAGAAAGGGGCCAAGAATCCCTTCCGGGCCACCACGATTCGGGACGCGAAGGAGCAGGGGCTCCTTCCGTCCATCACCGGCATCCTGTCGGTCATCGACAATCCAGCCTTGAACCGCTGGAAGATGGGCAAGGTCGCCGAATACTGCTTTCACGCTCCTCCCATCGGGGATGAGCAGATGGACGAATACGTCGCTAGTGCCCTTTCCAAGGCATTAGACGAGGTTTCCGGCGCTGCTGAGCTTGGCACCCGCATCCACGCCAACATCGAGGCAGACCTGAAGGGACAGCCTGTTCCTCACGCTGGCCCTGAGCTGGATATGGCTATGAACGCCATCAACAAGGTGAAGGAGCTGGGGCTGGACATCGCGGACTCTGAGGTGACCGTTGTTTCACACGAGTATGGATATGCCGGGACTACGGACCTTGCGGTGACCAAGGGAATGCTGTGCGGTATTCTGGATTTCAAGTCCACCAAGACGCAGCCCGGCGAGCCCATCACCCCTAAATTCGGCCACATCCCTCAAATCGCGGCCTACCACGTTGCGTACTGGTGCAACGGTGGACCGATCAAGGAGAACTCCGTAGGCTACAACGTCTACATCTCCACCACGGAACCCGGACGTATCGAAGTGGTTGAATACTCAGCGGCTGAGATGCGGGAGGGGTTTGAGATGTTCTGTGCCGCAGCTCAGATTTGGAGGTACAAGAATGCCTACGATCCCCGGTCTTAGCATCGGAGACTGGCAGAACATCCGCAAGTGCGTAGCAATGCGCGCTGGGATGGCTCAAGCCTTCAACCCCCAGACTGCTAAACAGCTCTGGACACTCCACGACAAACTTGCGACGCTCACCTTTAAGAAAAGTAAGCCGGAAAAGGCAGGAAGCCCTGAAGCTCTACCGGGAGCTGAAGGCTGAGTATTTGTCAGTCAACCCGTCCTGTGAGTGTTGTCAGAGAAGCAACGCACAGGACATTCACCACAAGCTTCCCCTCGGGCGTGGGGGGAAGCTCTGTGATACCACAATCTTTATGGCTGTCTGTCGTCCCTGCCATAATCTGATCCACGCCGATCCTAAATGGGCGACACAACAAAACTACCTATATGCGAAAGCTAGAGACACTTGAAGAGCGTTTGATGGAAGAGCTGGTCAACGACATTGGGGCTGAAGAAGACCCCGTAGAACAGTTCCGGGCAATGGAGCGGTATCACAAGTTCACCCAAGCTCGGGGTGAACGTATCAGGTCAGAGGCCCTCCGTGACGATTGAGCACAGAGGCCAGCTTCTCTTCCACGTAACGAGTGAATCTCGGGAAGAGGAGTTCTATGTATGCGACCTCTCCCTCCACAAAGGGAGGGGTCAATGCACCTGCCGGGACTGGGAGACCAGATGCCAGCCCCGCTTGAAGGAAGGGAAGAATGCTGAGTACCCCCAGACGGATAGAGATAGGTGTAAACACATCCACGCCTGTGTTCTATGGCTGGGCAATGAGGTCATTCGGAGAACGATAGGATGAGCCTCGATTGCAACACGGAGAATGGTCGCCGGTACATCAGCTACCAGCATCTGTGTCTGCAATCGTTCTGTGAGGCCAAGAAGGTGGGCTATGCAACTACGACCGACACCTCGGATGCGGACGTAGACGCCATCCTCTGGCGCTCGTCCATCGTAGGGGTCGCGGAGGTGAAAACCCGCAATCTCACCCATCAACAGCTTTCCGGCTTCGGCTCCTACTTAGTCACCTTCTCAAAGCTGGAGAAGCTTAGGTCGGTAGCCAAGGCACTCCGCTGCCCCGGCCTACTACTCGTCTACCTCATCCCAGAGACCAAAACGGTCTGGTGGAAGGTATGCGACGGTCAGGGGGAGTGGACGGTCGATGTTAAGGTGGAGCGAACGTCAACGCAGGCCACCTGCAATGGAGGAACGGCAATGCGAGACAACGCCTACCTACCACTCTCTTTGATGAAATGTTGAAGCCCCACAACGATGGACAATGGACCCCAGCTAGATTCCGTAGCTTCGTTACATCTGCACTCCGTCGGGCTTCTGGGCGATGGGGGCCTAAGCATACTTGCCGCAAGGCTGCGAGAGTTGGACGAAATCAGTACACCTGCTCCGCCTGCAAAAAGGTCGTTGGGAATTCAGAAACCCATATTGATCACATCGAGCCCGTCGTGGACCCTGTACGCGGATTCAGAGGATGGGATGAGTACGTCTCCCGGCTTTTTGTCGAGGCCGCAGGGTTCCGTCTTCTATGTACGGCGTGCCACTCACAGGTCACCGCACAGCAACGTGAGATAAGGAAGGCTAACAAGAAATGAAAACCTCCGGGCTCTTCGTCGCGCATAAGATCGAACTAGAGGTGGAGGTCAACAAGCCCTTCCACCTGATTCCATTCGGGGACATCCACCGGGATTCCGATATGTTCGCAGACTCCCATTGGGAGGAGTTCCTCAAGTACGCCAAGTCTAAGAAGGACGCCATCTTCCTCGGGATGGGCGACTACACGGACGGGGTGAGCACCTCGGAACGTATGGTTCTCGGCCCGCTCCACGATACAACTAAAAACACCCTCAAAGATGTTTATAAGGGCGTCAGT